AATTTGGGCTTAAATAAGAATGGGCTATTCTATTCAGAAGCCAATGCTTTTGATAACCTATTCAATCTAGACTTAGACTACCTGCTAGACCTACAGGATACAATGATTCATAGCCTATTTATGATAGAGATTATGAATAAACGTGTGCTCAATTCTGGTGATACTTTCTACCCTCAGCTAAGTGTTCCTGGTAAGCATGGATATAAAGACCATTGGAGTTTAGATATAGACTTAGCAGATTATAAGTTTAACCATCAAAAGAAGCTTACTGCAGAGGATGACTTTGATTGTAATACTAATGAACCATTAATACTTGGTGTAGACTGGGGTGGTAGGTTTAACTGTATGATAGTAGCACAGGAGAATAAGAAGATTAACCAACTGAACATACTTAAGAATATGTATGTGAAGCCACCTAAAATGTTAGATCATTTATTCAATGAGTTTGCTGAGTATTATAAGGGCCATAAAGAAAAGACTATCTATATGTATTATGATAAGTCTGGTAATAAAACAGAAGCCAATGCCACCATTACCTATGCTCAACAAGCATCTAAGATATTACAATCCAAAGGATGGAGAGTATTGCTTATGTCTAGAGGTGCAGAGGTATCTCATAAGTCAAAGTTTATATTGATCAACAACATACTTATAGAACGTGAGCTGAAGTATCCAGTACTTAGATTCAATGAAGACAATTGCAAGGAGTTAATTAGTTGTATGAATAACACACCTTGCCATATCTTCTCTATCCTGACTCATTATTTTAAAACCTGCACCGGACAATGTAAAAATATAGTTTGATGGGTCTAATGGATCTTGATATGGTGGCTCCCATCCATTGTCAATCCATTTTTGGGGTGGGCGTCTACCAACAAAATAATGAACATCTCTTTTATAGCCTAACATGCTTAATGCAGCAAGGGTAGCAGGAAGGGTAGATGTTAGTGCATGTTTATAGGTCATAGCCTGTATACCCCAAGAGCTCCTAGGCATTTTCTTGATGATATAGTCCATCAGTAAACTTATGCCTGCTGATTTACCAGTACCACGGCCCCAAATAAGTTTAGCACCTCCACGCATGTTTGGAAGATTAGCCCTGAACAGCATTTGTGGCTTATTAAGCCTCATAGTCTTATTGTCTTTGGCTGTGTTCATCTAATATGTTTTGCATCTCTATAGAGCTAACTGTAGGTACTGAGTTAATTACATTGGTGATATCAGTAAACTCTCCATTTTCTATTTTAGAGATATCAGTCGTGATGGTATCTCCTCCAACTATTATTGAGACCTTCATTCCTGATTCTGAGAATGACTCCATTAGTTTTTGGAAGTCAAGTTTATTCTCATCATCTACACCCATATTCTCAAGTATTGCTTTCTGAGCCAATACTGCAGTTTTTAAATCACCTTTATTCAATGCCATTTTATAGCACTTATTCAGGTTTTCTATAATAACCATTCTGTCATACACCTTAGATTCTAAACTCATGCTACCAAAGAAGATTTTAGTATCATTTATATCTCTATATGCTTGTGGTTGACTTATCTCATATTTCTTCTGGACCATAGCAACTATCACTTTTCTTTCGAAACCTTGCCTTATTAGGTCATCTATAAAGTTCCATCTCTCAAGCTGCGACAATTCACTTGAACTGATAGGGTATAGATCAGGATTTGTAAAATACTTAGATATGCGGTCTTGGTCTAATGCTGAATGTCTCATTGACTTATTATTTTATTTTGAATATTGATAAGTAATTCATTTAATTTATCTTGTGCTTGGCTATTGCCATTTTTAGCTTGGCTTATTATTTTAGCGTTTAGTGCAGCATATAGTTTTAAATATCCTCTGTTAAAAGCTTCTTCTAATTGGCTCCCAGGTTGTAAGTATTCAAGTTTAAATTCATCTCTTTTCAATCCCATTACTATAGCTATTTCAATTGGTGCTAGTCCTTTCTCAGCCCATTCAGTTATGGTTGTTAATTGTTCACTTGTTAAATTCATCTTTAAATATATTAAAATCTAAAGTAGTGGTTTGGTTATTGGCATTTATTACTATTCGCTCTGCTCTATCATTGTAATTATAGTTTGCACTCCCTGCAATACTTAGAAAGTGGGTTTTTGATTTTATAAATGTAACCTTAATATGAGTATGGCTATAAATGATATTAAACCCAGCATTTTTTATAATCTCATCCACATCAGGGTTGTGTGATAGTTGCCTATGATCAGCTAAAACATGTAGTTTATTTGATATAGCACAAAGCTTTTCAGCACATTCATTATTGATGGTATAAGTAACTACATACACTTCACATTCGCCAAGTTCAGCTATAAAAGCAGTCACCAGGTCTATCAAACTATATTTACCTAATGTATAGCAAATAGAATATATAATACTATCTTTAAGCAAAGATTTAGCAAGGCTTAAAGCAATGCTCTCACGTTCGTTTTTATGGGTTACTATATCTTTAGGCTGTAATAACGGCATTGGCTATTTTTATTTTAACTGCTTCAAGTAATTGCTGGCGGGTTTCAATTCTTGTTTTTAAGAATTTTTTTTTATCTTCATCCTTGCAGTTTTGCAATGTTTTTCTATCTCTACTTATATTGGGTGGCAATGAAGTTCTAAGCCTCATCAGGTCATTTAAAGTTAAATTTTCTATATCAAGAAAAGGCTGCTCTGTTGTATCAGGTGGTAAATGCCCATTGCGTTCAAAGTATTCTTGGGCTGCCCATAGTTTATTATTTTGTTTCATGTTATGAACTATAAGCCTAGCTAGTGTAAACCTTTCTTCATCTTTAACAATCGATCTAAGTTTGCTATGTGCTATGCCTGCCTCTTTATATAGTTTTTTACGGTTTTCTATCAGTTCGTTTACATCAGTAGTATATTTTACCTCGGGCAAAGCTTCAGGTGTTACTTCTTTTTTCTTATGCTTTAAGTTTTTCTCTGATGATTCCCAGCTATATTTATCTATAAGTACATTTACCTCTTTTAATAAGAGTTGCTCAGATAACTGTGTTTTTGGTTTCGCTAATAAATATTTTAACCCTGCATTGGTACCTAGTTTTAAATATAAACTTTTACCCTGTTCCCAATCTCTTCCATTGTTTTTCCACTTGAGCAGTTCTGATAACATACTCAAATTTGAGCATTATTGTTAATTAACAAAAGGACATAAAAAAACAGCCCTGATATTCCTACCAGGGCTGCCACTTCAAATTAATAAAAAATCAATATATACGAATACTACTCTTCTTGAGACTTAACCTTGGGTTTCTCTATCAAATACTCAAACTTTGATTCAGCTAAAAACTTAGCATCTTCCATTGTTAAAGTAGACATCTGATAGGTAGTGCCTTTAAATATATGCTTATCGTGACCTTCGTCTAAAAGACTATATTTCTTAGCTACTTTCTCTGGCAATATCACTTTACTCATGATTATGCATGTAATGTGATTGTACCTTCATAGTATGCCATAGAGTTTCCAAAGCATTTAACGGTAACTTCAAATCCTTTTTTACCAGATGATAATTTACCAGTAGAATACTCTCCAAACAATTCAGCAGGCAATCCTTTGATACCTAATTGGTAAACAAGCGGAGAACCAGTTGTAGAATTAATGTCTTCTACTAACACGATAAAGGTATCGTTTTTTGCTTTTCTCATCAACTCAGCCAATACTGGGTTATTACCAGGAACAAAGAATTTTAACTCTTGCTCTAAACCTCTAGAGTCTCTTTCACCTGTAATTTTAGCTACAAGCTCTGCAGTATCTAAAGTAGAGTACATAGAATAAAAACCTGCAGGTGAAGTGAAGGTATGAGAACCATCAATAGTCACTGCATCACCAGGGTCGGTAGTGGTTTTAAATTCTTTGATCAACAAAAAATCATTGTAAGGAGCGAAGTAAAGTATAGACTTCAATCCTCCCATATTGTCGGCTCCGTTCAAGCCAGCATAATCTGCGTATTCCATTTTTTCTTTATAGGTTTTTTTAAAAAGGTTATTCTTCTATTAATTGTAACATGCCACTCTCAGCTTCAACTAAGCTAGCAATTATTTTAACATCAGATTTTACATCTTCAGCAGTTATAATTCCAAACTCAGAGTGTTGAATTCTAGGTATAGCAATTTTATATTTTTTACCATCGTGCTCTACTTCTCCAAGGCTGTTGCTATCAACAGGTTTTTTACTTACCTCAGCATTCAAAGTATCAACTAATTCTTTAAAGCTTGCATTCTCGCTTGTCAAACCTTCATTAGCTTCTTTCAAAGCATCATTTTCAGTTTTCAAACCTTCATTAGCCTCTTTCAAAGCTTCAATGTCTGAGATCAAACCTTCTTTGTCTAAGATTAAACCTTCATTAGTTGATTTTAAGCTATCAACATTAGCTAAAGATTCAGCATATGCTGCAGCCTGTTCTTCTGGGGTTAACTCTTCCCATTTTTTCACAGGAAGAGTATTGTCTTTTTTGCTACTCATTTTAGTATTTCAAAAATTAAGCTTGATCGTTAATCCAAATTTTACTTAAGTCTGCAATTTCTAACCCAATAGGTACCATCAATCTGCACTCAAGCACATTTCTGCGTTGTGATACAGCCATGGTAGTTTTATTAGCATTCATACCCATATGTAAGTTTGCACTCATAAAGTCAGAACCCATATTAGGCACAATGATAACTCTTGCACTACTACCCATCCAGCTACATGCTTTTATAACAGAACCAGGGTAAGCATCAATAGTATATTCACCATTACCTTGAGTAGGGTTAAATGAAAATCCATTTAAAGTACGGTAATGTGTACGATACTTATACAATGTAGCATAACTTACCAATACTTTAAATCCAGCTTTCTTTTGCCAAGCAGGTAAGTTGTTTTCAATCATTTCTTCTACTTTAGTTACTGCATTACTAGTACTTAAAGCACCTGTAGCGTATGCAGTTAAGTTTGTAGCAGTAATCTCATCAGCTATAATAGTTCCAAATCCAGTTGCAATAGAAGCAACTGTACTTCCTGATGCATTGTATGAACCAGCATATACAACTGAGTCATTTAAATGAGCTAAATATGCTTTGCTATAATGCTGCAAAATGAACTCATAAAAAGGAACTTCAGCCGGGTTTAGTTTACCTTGTTTAGCCAACAAAAGATATTTATTTCTAAAATCTTCTGGGTCTAAATCAAAATCCCACTTACTATTATGTACAGTAAGCGTTCTGTCTGTAAATTTAGGGTCGTTACCACTAGTATCGTCTTGAGAACGATACGGACGTGGACCGCCTTGTACTTCTAACTTTGGTAAAGCTTTTGGTACATCTACTCCAGTATCAATAAAAACATCCTCTTGGATGTCAAATTTGTTTACTTGTTTTTCAAGGATTTGTCCTGAAAATTGAACTAAATCTGTTGTTAGTCCTGCTAAGTCTATAGCCATTGTTGTGTATTAGGTTTTAATTAGGTTTATTTCTTTGGTACAAGTTTTAAAGCTTCTGCTGTAACAGAATCAACTGGCTGTTCTTCTTGTGCATCAGCACCGCCTAAGTTTTTAGGAGGAGTTCCTGCATCTGTGTTAGCCAAATCTGTATACTTATTTTCCCATTCTGTAGCTTTATTATTAGCTTCAGTCAAGTTATTTTCAGCAGTGGTTTTGTCAGTAGTAAGCTGAGCCAATGCATCATTCAATTTTTGAAGATTCTCAACAGTAGGTTCTACTACTACTTCTGTTTCTCCTTGGGCAAACGCAATACCCAATGCAGCCACTATAGCTGTCATGTTATTAGTTATTTTCATGGTCTCTTTATTAAGGTCGTTGGTTATTTCTTCTTCTTCTTCAATAACTGGCGGAGTAAGGTTTAAAATGCCACTTATTTTATTAGCAAGTTTATTTATAATGCTATCTTCATTGTTTCCAGCATCACTCTCAAACTTTGCATAAAAATTAAATAGATCAGTTTGGTTCATAGTAGCAAGGTTTTTAGGCACGCTACCATCTTTCTCTAAAATAGAATCAACCAAGCCAGCATCTTTAGCTTGTTGTGCAGTAAAAGTATGGTCAGCAAAATCAAACCACTTAGCTTTCACTTCTTCACTACTCATATTCACTTTATCTGCAATGGTTATAGCTAGCCCTTCATCTATAGCACTAAGTAGTTCAACAGCACTTTGTAAGTCTCTGCTATTGCCCCAAGCACCACCGCTAGCATTATGTATAAGTAATGTAGCATTTTTAGCCATATGCACTTTTTTACCAGCCATAGCTATAATGCCACCCATGCTGTAAGCAATACCATCTATAAAAGTATTAACCTCTAAGCCACTTTGAGCTAAAAGGTTATACATGGCCACTCCTTCAAACACGCTGCCTCCTGGTGAGTTTATTCTAACATTCAAAATCTCACATTGCAAACGCTTAGCTTCATTTATTGCGTTTTCAATAAATTTAGCATTTAGGCCACCACCATACCAGTCGTTGCCTATATTGCCATAAAGCTTTATCTCATGAGATTTTTTTGCCATCGATACAAAATTGAATTAACTAATGCTATACTAAAAGGACAACCGCCCAATTAAAATTTAAAACCAGTTACAATGCCATCCGTTTTCACCAGTTCTTTTATATCAAAACTTTCATTACCTACATCATTTATACCCATATCTATATTATAGGTACGCATATGCCTGTAGTTTATTTCATAGTATACCACATCCACTCTCACTTCTTCTTTCTCGCGGTCTATATATACTCCTTTTACAAAACAGTTAGCATCTTGCAGTTCGGTTTCTGCATCTATTTTGGTTACACCAGGTTGGTTAAATATATTCATGTTATAAAAAATGTTTTCTAAAATAAACACATCCATTGTTTGCAGACTTAGCGGCACTTGTAAACCTACAAGCAGTGGCGGTATTAAAAGCATTGCTGCTATTTGTTGGGTCTGTTGTTGCGGTCCATATACTTGAGCTTAGGTTTAAAATATCTAACCCCCAGTTGCTGTCAAATCTTCTTATGCTCTCTAATTCTTTTATATTAGGAACATAAAAATTGCTAAAAGTTTGCCCACCTACTGTTACAGTAAATGTTAAAGCATTGGCCACATGTGTAGCCCAGGTATTAGTAGATTGTAGGTTTGTAAAAGCCAACCCTGTAAAGTGGTCTATTGTATAAGTGGTGGTACCGGCTACTACTGCTTTGCCATTTATATCAGTAAAACGCAGGTAGTTGCCAAATACATTTTTATACCTTAAAGTAAGGAAATCCGTAAGCTCTACATCTCCATTTCTATTATAGCCATCATCACCAGTAGCATAGCTAGTGGTGAGTGACGTAGGAGCAGGTTTGTGATACTTCCTATTTATTTTTCTGATGCTATATGTATTTAACCCACTATGCATTAATAATCTTCTGCTATTACACCCACAGTTAATATATGACCTGATGTTAAAGTAGTATTCACTTTTATGTGAATTTCGTCTCCTGCTTTCATGTTCCAATATTTATTCAAATTTGGGTCAGATGGCAAGTAACTAAAGTTCGAATTGTTTAAGATATTTACATTATTCACAGCATTGGTATTACCTGAGCTTGCAGCTATAGCTATAACCCCAATAGGGTAGGTAGTTGCTCCTACTTTTACATTCACTGTCACATCATATGCACTGGCACTAGAGTTATGTATAAATATACCTTTTACCACGCTATCATCAGCCCCAGCTACAAATACTGCCTTGGCTGTTGTACCATCAGCATTAGTAAACTGAGTATAGGTATTTGCTGCCTGTTTAGTTAAAAATAAACTTGATTGTTTTGTCATTAAATTCTATTGTTTTAAAATCCTCCGAAAATTGATTTAATTACTAATACCTCTGCTACACTACTATCAACCTCCACTTTCAAACCCTTAGAGCTGGTTGTTTCAATAGTAACAGTAGCTAGTTTTTTGCCTGATGATGCGGGGTTTGTACTTAGTTTTAACTCTAAGCTTTCTATACCACCAGCATCATTATAAGTAGCATCAATGCTATCACTATCTTGTATCAATGCCCCTACTAAATCTTCTACATATTCATCATCAACTTCTATATTTAATTTATCATGGGCATCATCATAAGTAACATTTATACCAACATGATCACCTGCAACTATCATAGCTGCGGCTGCATCTTGTGCCTTCTCATCAGTATATCCACTAGGGTAGGTTGGTGGCACAGCTAAACCAGGTGAGTAGGTAAATACTGGCACAAACAAAGTTTCTGGCCCATCAGATGTTGCTTGCCAGGTAAGTAGGTAACATCTTCTTTGCCCAAACTCAGCAGGCGATATAAGTTTGTAGCTAAACCTTAAAGGGGTTTCTACTCTGCCTGAAAGTTTGTTTTGTTGGTTATGCTCTTCTCTTATCACTAACCATCTTTTTTCAACCCATTGGGCAAAAGTGTCAGCATACGTTGCATCATCACCAGGAACTATAACTGAAATTTTAGGAATATATATAGCACCATTATCATTTAGCTCTATATCATTCTCAGCGGCAATGGTTTCTCTGGTGCCTTCTACCATGGTCCATGCCCAGCCTGAGTGAAGTATGTAAGCATCTTCGCATACTCCTTGTACTATTGGCGGCTCCTCATCTACAGCATCTACAGGTAGTATCCATAGTCTGATACTACCTCCTAAATTGTCTACCCTATTGTTTACAATATTATCAAATAACACATCACAAAAATTCACTTTTTAGCTATATATAAAAAGGACAGATGTGCCACAACTTCTATATACTACGGCTGTCTAGCTTTAGAAAATTTATTAATACCTCTGTGCCTTTGATATCTTTTTATAGCTGCATCATAGCTCATATGTTCCTCTGAAAAGTTGTTCATTTGGCAAAAAGTTTCAATAGCTTCAGTTATATATCTTTTCTTGTTGGTAAGCTTACCATGCACATCACAACTGGTTATAAATAAATCATATATTTGGTCTTCTACAAACATATTAAAATCTCTAATAGAAGTATTGGTTAGCAGTGTGCCATTTCTCAAATGCATGTCATAGTCTACCCATATTACTACACTTTCAGTATATTTTATTTGTCTGTTATCATTCTTCCTGGGCTGTTTATCTACCAGCATAGCAAAATATTTTTCAATATGGCTTTGATTTTTAAATACAATCACATTCCCATATTTATTGCTCAAGTATTGTTTTACCAGAGCAGAGCAGGGCAAAAGTATGGTTAGTTTACTCATCTAAATTATTTGTATTTAAAGGTTTGCTTTCTAATACTTCAAATTCAGCATCTATTATGGTGCTATTTTCAGGAGCATATTTTTTAAGGTCCATATATACACCATCAGCAACACTATCTTTATAAAGTTCACGAGTAAAATCGCTTATATATTTTCTTATTCTTTCCATTTTTTCAGGATCAGGTATGTTCATTCTCATTTATTTTTATTGGTGGTAGTTAAAAGGTCTCCTAGTTTTTCGCGGTTTTTTTTTGTAATTCTGTAACTTTGTATACTTAATTATAAATCAATTATTTATAAAATTTATTTGCTCTAAAAATTTGTATCTGGCACTACCAAAGTTTGTAACCAAAAAAATGCGAGCTCTTAGGTTACAAAGTTTTTGTATCTTAATACTTTTAGATACAAAATTTAATAATAATTGTATCTTTGTATTTTCGGGGTTTTCATTAGTTTTGGTGTCTTGGTTACAGAGTTACAAATATTTTCGCTAATTTTAGTAAGAAGGGTTGCAAGGGAAAAGGGGCAAAGCACAAATTTGAAATTTAAGCTCATAAAAGGGGGCAAATAGGTATTCGCTTCGCTCATGTTTTTTATGCTCCTGGCGGGGCTGTTTTTTAATACATTCATTTTGTTAGCGGGTACCTCCCCAGTGTTTGTTTTTTGCATATTCTTCTTTTACATATTTATGGTTTCGCATCCCATCAATAGTTTGGTTTTGAAAGGCGTGCTTCTCAAAGGTTATGGTGCCTTGCTCTATGGCTTTGTCAAATGCTTCTCTTGAATATGTTTTTGCATACAGAGCATCAGCAAGGGCATAGTTAAATTCTAATGGAGATTTATATGGCAAAGTGGTTTCTCGGTGTCTCATGTCTCTTATCTTGACTTCCTTTTCGGTTATATCCACTATCATCCAGCTGTAGTTGGTTACATTGCTATGAAATAGGTGGTTTACTTTATAATTAAAAAGCATCTGTACCTTCCTCCTTAGTTATTTCTTTCTTGGTTTGAATATAGATCATCTCCACAGACTTGTCATTTGGCTTGCGTACTATGCGGCCTTGTGCATTTTGTAGTTCGATAGGGTTTAGAATATAGCCGCGATATTTAGCCCAAGCTTTAATGCTGGCAGTGAATTTTTGCACCGTGCCTTGGCTCTTGGTTTCTTCAAAAAACGATTTGCTGGCCGCAGGTTTTTCTATAAGCTTGTCTAGGTTGCCGCTTTCTTCACTAAAATACACATCAGCCCAGTTTAAGAAACTCATACCCATTATAGTCTGCAAGTTTCGCTTGGTTACGTTCTCCATCGGTGGCTCTATCTTCTCAAACATCATGTAGTATCTTAGGCATTGGGCCATAAAATTTATAAAGTTGTTCCAGTCATCATCATTAAAGTCTAAGAATAGATTTTTACCAAACTCATCTTTAGGGCTGCGGCTCTCGTTATACTCACCTTCTTTGTTGTAGTGGTAGTAGTCAGAGAATACAGAGTATAATAGCCTACGCTCAGTTGATGGGTCTACGTTTCTAAGGGCAAAGTTTGAGCTCATAGCAAACTTAGGCACATTCTCAAATGGTATGGTAAATTGTTTATTATTTTTAGGGTTCACGGTTAGGTCTCCAGTTAGTGGTGCAAAAAAGAAATCGAATTTTAAGTACTGGTTACAGTCATCTATCATTATATAGTCAGTATGGTGGTTTACCTGCTCATATATGTGGGCGTTCTCAGTTAGTTTTGGGTTCCGCCCATCTAGCACCAAGTTTTTCATAAAAAATCTAGGGGCTTTAAGTGCCAAACTTTTACCACTACCACCGTGGCTCTCTCCTTCATCGCTCACTTTCCAGTCCATAGCATACAAGCACCATGGGCGTGATGGGTCTTTGTACCTGTGCAGGGCATAGCCAAGTGAGTAAATTTTGTTTACCAAGTGATGCTTTTGTTCTAGTATCTCATCTTCGGTTAGTAGTGAGCCATCTATAGCCCATCTATATTTGTTCAAGTATGCTTCACGCTCTTCTAGCTTCTTCTCGTTTAGGCGGGTTTCTAACTCCTCACGCCAATGCACCCGGCTGGTGTTTATCAAATATCTAAAAAACATGCAGTTCTTGTTTTTTATCTCTATATCATACTCACCGGTGGGTAGTTGTTTTATATCAAACATGGGGTCTAGCATCTTCACGGTGTGGTCTATCACCTCATCCTTCCACACATATTTGCTTATCTCTCCTGGTCTAAAGTCTTCAATGCCATCTTTAGTCACCTTCCATGTGCGGTTTTTCAAGAATATAAATTGGCAGTGCTTGTCAAAGTCAGTAAAATCTATATCTATTTGGTCTAGGTTGCTCAAGCTTCCATTACCTAGCTGAGTGCTTCTGTAAAAAGTGTTTCTAAGCTTTATCTCTACTTTGCGTTCTTTCAAAAAAGAGTTTATAAAATTCTTTATCTCGTTGGCTTCTATCTCGCTCACTATATTGCCATCTATACGTATATATATGTAGCCTTCTTTGGCATTGTCGCTTTTTATACGATAAAAACCATTCTTTTGCAAAAAGTTATAGCATTGTGTATTATTAAACTGGTAGCCATAGCCTGTAAACTCACCTTTTCTGCTAAACTCTGGCACTTGGTCCCAAAATCTATAAGGTAGGGCAGTCTTCACCAGGTCAGCAAATGCCTTTTTACCCCAGTATCTAAAATAGTCTCTTACATCTTTGCAGGGGTTTCCTCTAAAATCTCGCTTATCTAGCAGCTCCATGGGTAGGTCTATGGTATACATGTCTAAAAAAGTCATGGCTAGTTGGTGCCCTTGTATTTGCCCTGTCTTATCCAAATCGGGCAGGTTACAAAACCTATCGCATATCTTTTGTATGTTAGTAAACTGCTTAGGAGTAAGCAAAGCACTTTCACTATTGCCCCATACCACCTCATAGCCCAGTGCAGCTATATTTAAGGCATCGCTGCCACCAGTGCAGTTTATTATCTCAGGTAGTTTTTTTTCTTTGCGTGCCTCAGCTTTGTCATCTTCGCTAGCTTGCTCATAGTTTATGGGGTCTCCGTTTAGGTCACCGTGTGCTTTAAGGCATTGCTCATAGCCATGTATATAGTCTTTGTCTCTGGTACCATAGTACATAAACCTGCGGCCTTTGTCTGGGCTTTTGGGTTGATATATTTTTTTAAACTTAGTCTCATCAAACACAAATATGGGGTAGTCATCATTGCTTTGTATAATGGTGGCTTTTCTGTTTTTGATAATGGTATAAGACGCTAAGCTATGCAAATGGTATTTTTTACATACTTTTAGTAAAGATTCGGTGTTGCAGCTTTCTCTTACTTTATCGGCAAATAGTGTGGCTAGTTCTTTTTCAGTAAAATCTTTTATATCAAAAAAGTATTTGCCTTCTTCTTCTTCAGGTGTGGCATCGCGGTATTCTACAGTAGGGGCTATTAATACAGCGGCTTGTGCAGCAGGTATAATATTGTAGCGTATGGCTATGGTTTCGCAGGCTTTTTTAAAGTCGCAGTTTTCTTCTAGCATCACCACACCTATGCAGTTACGTGGTACAGCATCACCGCCAAAGTCAGTCACTACCCAGTTTCTATCAGATAGTTGTTTCAGCGTGGCACTAGCAGTTTTTTCAGTGCCACGCATCTTAAACTTGGCATTCTTTTGCCTCACGCATATATCGGCTTGTGGGTAGTAGGCCAGTATTACATCTAGCCCTCCATTGGTTTTATCAAAAATATCTTCTTTGCTTATATATGCCATGGTCTATTCCTCCTCTCTTTCAAAAGCTTTAGTATATATTTCTTTACCCAACACAGCTGGACCTATTCCATTTAGCAGATATCTAACTTTAGGGTTTTGCTGCGTGGCTCTTATCACACCCACTATATAGTGGTTGTTTTCTTTGTATATTACATTATCACATACTTTAAAGAATGGCTTGGGTAATTGGGGTTTAATTGGTTTGTTACTCATTTTCTATTCCGTCTCCTGGCTTTTTTTTGTTGTTTACGTTTTTTAATATTCTTGGTTGGGTCTAAGTATTTTTTGTTTTGATGCTTTGATGGTGATGGTATTTTTACACTATTATTCTCCTGTATTTTATTTGGTATTCTATCATCTTCAATGTGCCTAGGAGCTTTGTATGGTACAGTAGTTTTAATAGCATTATTTATAGTTTCAGGTTCTATAATTACTACTTTAACATCTGTATTTGATGCTAAAAACTTAGCCATTGCCATTCTTTCATCATGGCTGCCAATGATTCCAATTTCAATGGCTTTTATATTTTCAATACAATTGCAGAAGGGGTATTGTTGACAACAAGCACTCATATCAATGGCCAGTTTAAAGGTTTAGAAACATGCTCAAACTCAATCACCCATACCCAAGGGTTAGCAATCCAACTATCAATGCCATTAATGCTGCACCATAGAGATTCAAATGAACGTAAAGCTTTTTTAGGTCCCATAAAATAATGTTTCTTTACGGTGTAGTTTTTAAAAAATTCATTCTACCACCTCTATCTGACTGCCATTCTAAAGCAGGAGAGGTAAGGGCAGCCGCTAACATATTATTGCCGACAATGGCGGGCTTAGTGCTTAATTGGTCATTTATGCTGTTCATATACATTTGTTTTTAAGTTGAAAATTTGTGCTATTTAATCCGCCACTGCGGCAATAATCGGTTAGGCGATATTACCACAACTATGGATTATAATCGACAAATTATTGTTGATAGTTCATATCTGCAACTTGCTTGAAATTTATTTCTTTTGCAGTTACATTTGGCTCCAAGTCATTAGATGAACAAAATCCGTTACATTCAAATAATGGTTTTACAGGCATTTCTTTAAAATCAAAAAGACTTTTATTGTTTGGGAATTGCTTATTTGGAACAAGAAAAACCAATGCTTCTTTTTTGTCTTTTAATTTAGCATTATTGCTTTGGTCTTTTAACATCGTTACTGGTTCGCCAGATAATTCAGTTAATTGTTTTTCTACAACCGCCATTCGTAAATAAGTAATTCTTCTTTCTTTCCACATTTTTTGCCAATAACCCATTCCTCCTTGAACGCATCCTGTTTTTAAACAATTGTTGTTATGAAATCCTAGCCAATAAGCCAATGGAATTGTAATAAATTCATATTTAAGCATTTCAATACAATCCTTTTTTGATAAAGCGTGAAATAATAAAGGAAATACTGGTTTGCTTTCAGGAACATTGTTTTTCATTCCGATTGCTCTTTTGCTTTCTGAAATATCAAAACCAAATACTTGATGTGTAAATTTATTTTCTTTCTCCCATTTTTCACGAACTAATCTTTTTAATTCGCTAGAACAAATTGCTCCAGTTGCTACATTTAATGATTTGAATTTATACCAAACATCTTGTATTTTTTTATATTCATTTCCTATTCCTGTAATGGTTTCAATTTCTATTCCGTACCATTTTTCGCAATCAGTTTTGAACCTGTAAGTATCATCATCCTCATTGAATGTGTCAATAAAAATAATTCTAATACGTTCTTTCCCATAAATCTGAATCGCTAACCAAATAGCAACAGCAGAAGTTACACCGCCCGACCACCAGCAAATAACATCGCCTAACACGTGTTTGGAGCAATGCGGGGATTGGTCTTTAATTTTAAGTTCAGGCATATTTTTAAGTTTAGTTATTAATTGAAAATTGGTGCATTTTTAGCCCGCACTGCACCAAGCACGGGAACGTTTAGCCGCAATACTCGGACAGCCTCCGAACAGCTACATCGTAATTGTAACGCACCTTAAACAGTTCATACGTTTCTGAAAAGCTACCTTCGTTTTTATCAAGTTCGGCAGACAATTTTTCAGCTAAATTCTTATCAACTTCCACCACTCTCCAAA